CGTTCAATATACACAACGCTGTGAACATCCCTGATTCATTTATGGATGCGGTTATGGCTGATGGTCAGTGGGACTTAATTGACCCTGCTGATAAAACTGTCCGTGAAACTGTGAAAGCCCGTGGACTTTGGGAGCGTCTGATTGATACTCGCTTCCGCACTGGTGAGCCATACCTGAACTTCATTGATGAAGCCAACAGGCATCTACCACCAGCCATGCAAGAGCAGGGTCTAAAGATACACGGGTCGAACCTATGCAATGAGATTCACTTACCGACCTCTGAGGAACGAACAGCAGTGTGTTGTTTGTCTAGTGTAAACCTAGAACATTATGAGCATTGGAAAGATACCAGTATGGTAGCTGACCTGATTGAAATGCTGGATAACGTGATTTCATTCTTCTGTTTCAACGCTCCTAAAGAACTGTTTAAAGCTATCTACAGTGCGACACAAGAGAGAAGTTTAGGACTAGGTGCAATGGGATTCCATAGTGCTTTGCAACGCGCACGTATCCCGTGGCAGTCTGTCATGGCTACCAGCTACAACACTATGATGTTCACACACATCAAAGCCCAAGCCACAGCAGCCACTATAAGGCTGGCCCGTGAGCGTGGTTCTTGTCCTGATGTTGATGGAGTTCGTAATAGTCACTTGTTAGCTATTGCTCCTAACGCCAACTCGTCAATCATTGCTGGCTGTTCAGCATCCATTGAACCTCTGAAGTCTAATGCATTCACACACCGTACCCGTGTCGGAGCGCACCTTGTCGTTAACCCCTACCTTGAAAAGGTAATCTTTGACTATGCATACACATGGAAGAATGAGTTTGATAGACATAGTTGGATAGAGGAACAATGGACTTCAATCATTCTGCACGAAGGTAGCGTACAGCATTTAGAGTGGATGGATGATTGGGATAAGGAAATTTATAAGACCGCATTTGAACTAGACCAACGCTGGGTTGTAGACCACGCAGCAGAGCGTCAGCCATTTATCTGCCAAGGTCAATCTGTAAACTTGTTCTTCCCTGCTGGGACTGATAAAGCTTACGTCAACGAAGTCCATCTAAGGGCTTTCAACAAAAAATTAAAAGGTTTGTATTATCTTCGTACAAGTGCTGGTGCAAAAGCAGACACAGTAAGCTTCAAGCCTACCCGTGTTGCTCTTAAAGACTATGCCGATGATGATGAATGCCTTTCTTGTCAAGGATAACCAATGAGTTTGTTAGACCAATCACCAGCATACAAACCTTTCGCCAACCCTAGCTTTGTCAACCAAGCAATTGAGCATGACAAGCTGGCATGGGGTGAATGGGAATGCGACCTACAAGAAGATGTAGCACAGTGGAAGTCTGGAAAGATTTCCTCTAGTGAGAAAAACTTTATCACCCAAATCCTCCGTCTATTCACTCAGTCAGATGTGATAGTCGGGGGTAGCTATGTGGATGTGTTCCTTCCTCGCATTAAGAACAACGAGGCAAGGATGATGATGTTGTCCTTTGCCCAGCGAGAGACAATCCACATGCGTAGCTATGCATTACTCAATGACACCCTTGGGTTTCCAGAGTCAGAGTACACAGCTTTTCTTGAGTATGAAGCTATGGCTGACAAGATTGAGTTCATGCAAACATTTGACCCAGACACTAAGCAAGGTCTAGCCAAGGCCATTGCTCAGACTGTCTGCAATGAAGGTATGTCCCTGTTCAGTGCTTTCGTAATGCTCCTTAACTTCCAACGATTTGGAAAGCTAAAGGGTATGTGTGAAATTGTTGAATGGTCAATACGTGACGAGACAATGCATGTTGATGGTATGACTGCGTTGTTTCGCCAGTACATTACTGAAAACCCAGAGGTTGTTAATGACGAATTTAAACAGTCTATCTACGATATGTATCGGACTGCGGTTACGCTTGAAGATAAAGTTATTGATTTGGCGTTTGAACTTGGTGCTATGGAAGGTATCACTAAAAGCGAAGTTAAAGAATATATACGGTATATCGCAGATAGACGTTTAGTTAACTTAGGGTTAAAAGCTAACTGGGACATATCTGCAAATCCACTGCCTTGGTTAGATTGGGTATTAAATGGCGACAGCTTTAAGAATTTCTTTGAAGGTCGCGTAACAGATTACTCTGCTGATGGAATGTCAGGAGACTCATGGGGATGGTAAACGACATGCCACGTCAACAACGTAAGCAAAAACCAAAGCGTGAAATCAAAGAGAAGTTCATGGAAGAACGGACTCCAAAGACAGCACTTCGGCCTAAGACTATTATGCAAGCACGTTACATAGAGGCTATTAATAGCTTCACGCAAACCATAAGTCTAGGTTGTGCTGGCACGGGCAAGACATACATAGCCAGCACTATGGCAGCGCACTTATACATGCAAGGGACTATTGATAAGATAATCCTGACACGCCCTAACGTACCATCCTCTCGCTCACTGGGTTCCTTTCCTGGAACTTTAGAAGAGAAGATGGCCCCTTGGACTACCCCTGTTGTAGAGGTTCTAAAGAACTGCATGGGTGGTGCATACGAGAATGCTATTAGGCGTGGTGCAATTATTGTTGCTCCGTTTGAGACTATGCGTGGTTCATCATTTAGTGATGCATTCGTTATTATGGATGAAGCGCAGAACACAACACCAGAAGAGATGAAGATGTTCACCACCCGTATAGGTGAGAACTGCCGCATCGTAATCAACGGTGACATAGCACAATCTGACATCCGTCAAACCAGTGGCCTTGCAACAATCATTGAACTTGCACAACGCTTTAACCTTCCTGTTCCTGTTATTGAATTTGGTATTGACGATGTTGTCCGTAGCAAAGAATGCAAAATGTGGATTGAAGCGTTTGACAAACACAAAATCTAACCAACTGTCGCACTATAAGGACTCTCAATGGATATTGACAAATGGCCTCCTGTATCAACTGAGGTTGTAGAGGCACTTAAAAAGTTATTCCCCCTCAACCCTGAAATACTAACCTTCAGTCCTGAAATGACTCAGGAATGGAAAGGTATTTACAGAGTCATAAACTTTTTAGAATTGGTTAATAATGACCAACTAAACCCACACTCGGAGAATTAAATATGTGTTTTGGCGGCTCCTCCCCTGCACCTAATCCACCCCCACCACCTACTCCACCACCAGCAGACCTTGCACCTACGGCTCCCCGTATTGGTGAGAACGGTGATGTAGACAACAAGCGTTCACAGACCAACAAGAAGAAGAAAGGCACTTCTGCCTTGCGTATTGACCAGCAAGTTGGCGGTACTTCAGCTACTGGTATTAACATTCCAAAGAAGTAAATATATATGACAGCTATACGCCAACGCTACGAGCGTTTGGAGTCTGAGCGTCAACCTTTTCTTGACCGTGCTAGGGATGCAGCAGAACTCACTATCCCTAGCCTACTTCCTCCAGATGGTCATTCAGCACATTCAAAGTTATACACCCCATATCAAGGAATTGGTGCGCGTGGTGTTAATAATTTATCTTCTAAAATGTTGCTGGCATTACTACCTCCTAACTCGCCATTCTTCCGCTTAACAGTGGACGATTTTAAGTTGCAAGAGTTAGCACAAGAGGAAGGTGCAAGAGCCGAAGTTGAAGAAGCTCTCTCCAAAATTGAACGAGCAGTAATGTCTGAGATTGAAGCATCTTCTACTCGCATTGCAGCATTTGAAGCTATTAAACATTTGTTAGTTGCTGGTAACGTACTACTCTTCCAACCTGATACAGGTGGAATGAGAGTGTTCCATTTAGACAGATATGTCCTGAAGCGTGACCCAATGGGTAACCCTTTAGAAATAATCACTAAGGAAGATGTATCCCCTAGTGCTTTACCTGAAGAACTTAGATTATTACTAGAAGCTGCTGACACAGAAGACACTGCTGAAGATGAACCTGTATCTCTATTTACACATGTTGTTCGTAGAGATGGTAAATGGAATGTCTCACAAGAAGTTTCAGGAATACCTGTTCCAGAAGCGACAGGAACTTTTCCCTTGGACAAGTCTCCATACATCCCCCTACGACTAAGCCGCATTGATGGTGAGTCCTACGGACGTGGATACGTGGAAGAATACCAAGGTGACCTCCGTTCTCTTGAGACTTTAACACAAGCTATTGTTGAAGCTGCGGCTGCGTCTGCAAAGGTTTTATTCTTAGTAAGACCTAATGGTACAACCCGTGCGCGTGTCCTTGCTGAAGCCCCTAATGGTGCTATACGTGAAGGTGATGCTAACGATGTAACTACGCTGCAAGTCCAGAAGTCTGGAGATATGCAGATAGCGTTCCAAACAGCACAAGAAATTAAAGAACGATTATCTTATGCGTTCTTAATGAATTCCTCAGTACAGCGAAATGCTGAACGTGTAACAGCCGAAGAGATTCGTTACATGGCCTCAGAACTAGAGGATGCCCTTGGCGGTATCTATTCTATCTTGAGCCAGGAATTTCAACTCCCCTTAGTTAACCGACTCTTATTACAAATGCAAAAGCAGAAGAAAGTTCCGCAATTGCCAAAGGGTGTGGTGTCTCCAACAATCGTCACTGGACTTGAGGCTTTAGGCCGTGGACATGACTTAAATAAATTATCTGCAATGCTCGACCACCTTCAGCCTCTAGGCCCAGAAGCGATTCAAAAGTACATGAACGTAGGTGATTACATCACTCGCGTAGGTACATCACTGGGTATGGACATGGGTGGCTTGATTAAATCTGAAGAACAGATGCAACAAGAAGAACAGCAAGCAATGGCTATGCAAACTGGACAACAGTTAGCACCTCAAGCCTTTGATGCTATGAAAGAGCAAATGACAGCACAACAAGGAAATGAGCAAACATAATGGTAGAATCTGTAACAATTGCCCAAGGCGAAGACAAAGATGACCAAGAGCATATTGATGCTATGGTAGCTAAAGCTGACGGTGATTCCCCCCAGACCCCAGACAACCAAGAGTCCGAAACGGATGAACGGCCTGAGTGGTTACCAGAGAAGTTTAAGACCCCAGAAGATATGGCTAAGTCTTACGCTGCCCTTGAAAAGAAAATGTCAGGTGGTAAAGATACTGAAGCTACGGCTGAAGAAACACCATCTGAAATACCTACTAAAGATGATGCTAAAGAGGTTGCCTCTAATGCAGGGCTAGACTTCGATGCTATGCAATTAGAGTATGGCAGCAATGGCTCTCTATCTGATGAAACCTATGAGGCCATCAATAAGTCAGGCATTCCCCGTGATGTTGTTGATTCATACATTGCTGGGCAAGAAGCATTAGCCACAAGTATACGAACTGAAATGTTCAGTACAGTAGGTGGTGAAGAAAACTATGGCTCTATGATGTCTTGGGCGACTAACAATCTTAGCGGTGCTGAAATTGATTCGTACAATAATGTCATGGGTTCAGCAGACCAAAATCAAATCCAATTAGCTGTTCGCGGCCTTAACGCTCAATACCAAGCAGACACTGGGAGTAACCCTTCGTTACTATCTGGCGACACCCCTGCAAATGCAGGAAGTAAATTTGAGAGCGTAGCACAGGTTACAGCAGCTATGCGCGACCCAAAATATAAGACTGACCCTGCATTCCGTAAGACAGTCGAAGCTAAGTT